ACAAATTTTCAGTAAACAAAGAAAAAAGTATATTTGTAGGTACGACAACATATGCTTGTAATGAGTTTTTAGATGATGATGACAGAAGAATGTTCGAGGAAACAAAGGAAAGGTCGCCAATATCGTTTAATATAGAAGGACTTCGGTAACTGGGGAATAAGCGAAGGACAGGTATACACTAATTGGGAAATCAAGGAGTTTGATTGGGAAAGAATTTACAAGAACATGATAAACATGCAAGGAAAAAGGCTCTTAAAGCTAAAATATGGGCTTGATTTTGGTTACACAAATGACCCTACGGCACTAGTTTTTGTAATGGTAGATGAAGAAAATAGGGAGCTATATATATGTGATGAATTTTACCAAAGGAAACAAAGTGCGAGAGATATAAGTAAAATGTTAAGGTATAAAGGGATAGATAAAGAAGAGATAGTATGTGACCATGAGCCAAGGACAATTGATGATTTGAAGTATTTAGGAATAGTAGGGGCAAGACCTGCTAAAAAAGGAAAAGATAGTATAAATGCAGGTATAAACAAACTACAAAGTTATAGAATGTTAGTGCATCCAAGGTGTGAAAATTTTATAGTTGAACTAAATAACTATGTATGGCAAAAAGATAAGATAACAAACAGGTTATTAAATAAGCCGATAGATGAATTTAATCACTTATTAGATGCATTAAGATATGCAACAGAAGATATTTATGCACCATCATATAGATTTTAAGGAAAGGAAAGAAAGATGATAGAGATAATAGATAATTTAAGTAAAAGAGATGATGAGATATTAGAAAACAATGAAATAAATGAAATAAAAGAGGGGGCAAAGCTTATTGATTATTGTTATGAGCAGTTTTTAAAAGACCCTAAAAGGGAAGAAATGCTAGAGGGATTAAGATATTATAACAATAAAACTAAGATAGATGATAAGACTAGGTTTACACATGCAGGAAGTAAGGGAAAAGTAGTTGATAAATATTCAGAACTAGATGAAAAGTTAAGCAATGCAAAAGCCCACAAGAATTTTATGAGAAAACTTACAAGGCAAAAGGTAACATATTTGCTTCGGTAAGCCTTATACTATAGAAACAGAAGATAAAACATACAAAAAGTTATTAGAAGATAAATATTTTGAAAAAAACACATATAGAATGATATTTAACTTACTTAAGGAGTCAATAAAGGAAGGTATAAACTGGATAAATGTTTACTATAATGAAAACGGTGACTTGCAGTTTAGAAGAATACCACGGACATGAAGTATATGTATACTGGAATGATACAGAACATACAAGTATAGATAAGTTAATACATTTTTATGAGATAAAAAGGATAGATGGTGAAAAAGATAAGGTTGTGCAATATGCAGACTATTACGATGCTTTGAAAGTAGAACATTATGTAAAAGGTGATAATGGTTTTCAAAGGGATAACACAAGACCAGATGAAAGTCATTTTATCACTGGAAAAAGAGTGTTAAATGAAAATGGTGAAGAAGAATTAGAGCTAGAAAATGGTAGTTGGGGGATAGTGCCATGGATACCTTTAAAATATAATGAAGAAGAGATAAGCTTAATAAGGTTTATTAAAAGTTATCAAGATGAGTACGAAAAGTTATTATCAACTACATTAGATATAATAAATGATATACCTGAAAGTATTAAAGTAATAAAAGGATATATGGGGGCAGACTTAGAAGATATGACAGCTAATATAGCAAAATATAGAGCAATACTTTTAAGCCCAGATGGTGATATTAATAATCTAGAAACAAAGTTTGAAGTAGAAAAAGTTTTAGCATTATTAAAGCAAATAAGGAAAGATGCCTACGAAGATGGTTCTGGTGTAGATATGCAAACAGAACATACAGGGCAACATACAGGTGTACACCTTAAATACTTATATAGTGACTTAGACTTAGATAGTGAAGAGCAAGAGCAAGAATTAAATATATTTTTTGAGTGGTTATTATACTTTATAGATAAAGATATATTAGCTAAAACAAATGTTGATTACAGTCAAAATGAAGTAACATTCAGATATGAAAAAACATTAATAATCAATGAATTAGAAAAAATACAAATGATAAACATGTCAAGAGATATGTTACCAGATAGTTTACTACTACCAGAACACCCATTTGTTGATGATGTATCTAAAGTTGAAGATGAAATAAAGAAAGAAAAAAACCAAATGGAAGATGACTACAGTAAGTATTTTAAAGATGAAACAGATGAAAAAGAAACTGATAAAAATACTGAAAAAGATACTGATAAGTCTAAAAAGGTAAAGAAAGATAAGGAAAATAAGGAAGATAAAGACACAATAGAAAGTAAAAAGGAAAAGAAACTAAATGAAAAGAAACAACAATAATAATTATTGGAAAAAGTTCGGTATTGAAAGTAAGAAAAAACAAATAAAAAGTGAAATGTATTATTTTCAATACCTTGACACTATTTACAGCAGTATAAATTCTAGAATTGAAGCAGAAATTGCTAAAACATTCCTTAAATATGGAACAAATAATAACATATCACCAGAAGAGGCAAAAAGAGTTATAACTAATGCTGATGAAAAAGATGTAAAAGAAAAGATAAAATCATTTTTAGCTGGTGCAAACAAAGGTAACAAAGAAAACTTTTCTTTTATGATAAGTCAAAGTTTAAAGAAAAAACATACAATACAAGAAAAACTAAGAATAGATGTAAAAAATATTATAGATGAACTAAAACTAGACTACATGAATGAAAGATACCTTAAGAATGCTTTTAAAAACTCAAGTTATGAACTGCAACATATGTTAAATGAACCTAGAAACGAACATAGAGTAAAAGCTGATAGAGTGAAAAATGTAATTGAAGAACCTTTTTTAGGCGAAAGGTTTAGTGACCGTATCTGGAAAGATAAGGAAAAGTTAAAAACAGAACTAGATAAAGTATTAATTGATGGTATTTTAACAGGTATAGGTTATGAAAAAATGAGCAGAGATTTGAGTAAAAGACTTGATGTTAGTAAAAGTAATGCTAAAAGGATAATATCAACAGAGTATGCAAGGTTAGACAGTATAGCTAAACTTGATGAATATAGGAGATATGGTGTTAAGAATGTACAAATAATAGCTACTTTAGATAATCGTACAAGTAATATATGTTTACATAAAAACTTAAAAATAGTGCCAATAGAAGAGGCAGAAATAGGACTAAACATTCCACCATTCCACCCATATTGTAGAAGTGTAATAATTCCATACATTGATGAAAAAGAAACACAAGAGATAGAAGAAACAGATGAAACAGAAGAAATTGAAGAAGAAAACAGAGAAACATATCAAAACTTTTTAGAAAGAGTTGATAATGAAAATGCTAAGGAATTATTAGCAAACTATGGTAACTTTAAATTAGTAAAAACAGAAGAAAAAACTGAAGATTATAGAACAGAAACAAAAGATAACAAAGAAAAAGAAACAGAAGAAAAGAATATAGGTGCTTATAGTAAACTTAATGCAGACTTATTGTTATTAAGTATATTAGAAACACTGCCACCATATAAGAAAAAATCAATTGAATTTAAAACAAATAGACCAATAATAAATGATGAAGAGGAGGAAGAAATAGAGATGGAAGATTACATGGTAATAAATACAAATAATGTAGAAAAAGATGGGACTGATTACAAGATAATACAAAAGTCGGCTCTACAACTAAAAAATAATGATATAGTACTTTTAAAAGGTTCTAGATATAAAGTTATTAGACAAAAAAACGAAGATGGTACAGAAAAGATAATATTAAAAGAATTATAAAAACTTTAAGCATGAGTTGATATAATATATTATATATACCATGAAATAAAACAAGGAAGCTTACCTTGTAAAAAAGCGTATATTGAAAGGGGATATAAAAAATGAATTTTTTACAATTTTTAAACACATTAAGTTTAGATGAAAACACAAAGCAACAAATAATTAACAATTATAATCAAGAAATGGGAAATTACATTCCAAGAGATAGGTTCAATGAAGTTAATAATCAATTAAAAAAACAAACTGAAGAATTAACAAAAAGAGACCAACAGCTAGAAACTCTTAGAAAGAGTTCTGAAACTACTGAGAGTTTAAAGAAAACAATTCAAGAGTTAGAAGAAACAAACAAAAGAAACAAAGAAGAAAGTGATAAAAGACTTTTAGCTGAAAGAAAAAATAATGCTCTAAGAATGGAATTAATCCAATCTGCGAAAGATGTTGATATTGTTATTTCACAACTTAATCAAGAAAAAATTGAAGTGAATAGTGAAGGTAAAATAATAGGTGGACTAAAGGAACAATTAGAAAATCTAAAAACAAGTAAGTCATTCTTATTCAATGATGAAAACGATATACAACCTGATAATAAGAAAAATGTAATAATAGGTAGAACTCCTATTAATTCAAATAGTCAATTAAATGGTGGTAAATCTGCTAATGTATTAGAAGAAGAACAATTAGATAAATTCATTGAAGACTTAGCAACTCAATCTATTCACAATGCGGATACAGAAAATCCATATTTTAAATAATAAAAGAAAAGGAGAAAAGAAAAAATGGCTATCAAAGAAACAGTTTATAATTCAACAGAAGAAATCGTTTACAATGCAGACCGTTTTGTAGCTAGACCAATAAGAGTTAGTGATGCAAATGTAACTGCAGTAAATGGGAAGAAAATTGTTAAAAGAGGTTCTTTATTAGATAAGGACGGAAAAATAAAAAATGATGCTACAGTTAAATATGTTTTATTACATGATGTTGATGTAACAAATGGTGCTAATAATGGTACTGGAGTATACAAGGGTACATTAAATATCAAAAAAATAGAAGCAATAACTGGTGTAACAATAACAGACCTTGCTAAAGGTGCATTAAAAGGTATATTTTTCATGAAAGATGAAAATATGGACTACTAAAAGGAAAAAATAGGAGGAGAAATTAAATGACTTTAATAGACTTAATAACAGCAAATAGAATTGCTACATATTGGGATAAAGCTTTTTCAAATACTATACCATACTTAGGTGAAACTTTATTCCCAGCAAAAAGAGCTGATGGACTAACTATTTCATGGATAAAAGGAAGTAAAGGTCTACCAGTAGCACTTAAACCATCAAACTATGATGCTAAAGCAACATACAGAGATAGAATAGGTGTTAAAAAAATTGATGCAGACCTACCATTCTTTAGAGAAGGAATGCTAATCAAGGAACAAGACAGACAAAAATTATTACAAATGGAAGCAAACAATAGAGCATTATACACAGCAGTTATAACAAATGTTATGGACGATGCTTCAGAATTAATCGAAGGTGCTAAAGTACAAGCTGAAAGAATGAGAATGCAATTATTAGTAGATGCTAAAGTAGTTGTATCAGCAAATAATACAGTTTATGAATTTAACTACGACACTGATGGAACATGGAGAACAAAAAACTTTATGCAATTATCTGGTACTGCAATATGGTCAGACAGCGAACATTGTAATCCAATAGAAGATGTAAGAACTATGCAAACTAAAATAACAAATGCTACAGGAACAAAACCTACAAGAGCAATACTTAACACAAAAACAATGGAATACTTAAGAAAATCAAAAGCAATTAAATTGCAATTAAATCCATTAGCAAATGGTGCAAACATAGTTAATGAAGAAGATATTAAATCATTATTCAGAGCTACACTTGGTATAACTCTTGCAATATACGATAAACAATTTAAAGATGAAAATAAAGCTGAAATGAAATACTTCCCAGATGACTATTTTGTTATGTTACCAGCAGAAGTATTAGGTTATACATACTATGGTGTAACTCCAGAAGAAGCAGACTTAATGAGTGGTAAGAGTAATGCAGAGTGCCATGTAGTAAACAATGGAATAGCAGTTACAACTATATTACATTCACACCCAGTAAACAAAGAAACAATTGTTTCACAAACAGTGTTACCATCATATGAAAATATTGATAAAGTAGCAGTAATAAAAGTTAAATAACTAAAGGGGGTAGTAAATGGCATTTTTTGAATTTACAATAAATCATAATGGTAAGTATTATGAGGCAGGTGAAGATGTTCCAGTAGGTGTTGCAGTTAGTAACACAGACATGTTTGATGTATTAGAGGGAACAGATAATGCTTTACTAGCTAAAACAAATGAAGAATTAAAAGAAACATTAAAAGACTTAGGAGTAAAAGCAAAAGACCTACCAACTAAAAAAACTGAAATGATTGATAAAATAAAAGAATTAGAAACTACTAATGAAGAAAATATTGATGAAAAAGAATAAATAATAGGAAGAAAAAGATATGGATATATTAACAATATTTAATACAAAATTAAAAAGTCAATTAGATGACACTAATTTTGCTAAAGTAACT